GGCTATATCTTCTCTTGAGTTCACTAATGGCAGTATCGCTCATACCATAGCCTTCCCCTTGGATAGCTAATGCTGGTATTCCTGTGTTAGCCCATAAGCACAAGGCATCCTTCATGGATGAGCATATGCAGATTTTATCTCCATACTCAGGTACTTTAGTCCAAAGTGATATGACACTTCTGTCATGCCTGTTACTCCACTTATAGCCTCCTTTATTGAAAGGCTGGTATATCTTGAGGGTTATCTTACCCTCTTTCCTCTCCACATAGGCATAGGCATACTTGTCAGCACCAAATACATATCTCTGACCATCCCTAATCACTATCTTGTGGGATATGGGATATATGTCAGCATACTTGAGCCAATCAAGACTTATCCCATAGGAACCCCAGTATTCCAAGTCATAGTCTTTCCACTCTCTAACCTTACATTGAAGGTCTATGTTCCTAGACTTCAATGATTGATAAGTTCTCTCACTCTTAATACTATTAAACTGGACATTGGCATTGGAGAAATTGGGTAAGTCCTCCCAAAGATGTTTCAACATATCCTTGTAACTCTCCCCCCAATACTTCATAAGCAAATCAAACAATCCACCTCTATCCTTAGTAGCTAAGTCAGTGTAATGTACCCTCTTACCATCCAATGTATATAGACCAAATGAAGGTCTGTTGTCCTGCCTTAAAGGTGAATGTATTATAGTAGGCAGTTCATTAACATTGAAATAATGGTATAATATGTCAAATTCCGTAGTTCTTGATAGGACATCTTCTAGGGTAATGCTATGTTCTCCAGTACCAAATGCCATATAGTTTAATAGTTTATAGAGTTAAAGACTTATTTATTGCCTCCCCAGCTATCCCAAGGGCTGCTTGCAGGAGCTGTTCCTGCACCCAATGGGTCATTCTCAGGTGAGTTGAAATCAGTTGCAGCTACATTGTACTCATGCAGAGGTTCAATGCTGAACTCAGTTGTAGGATATGCACCAGCAGCCTTTCTGTTCTGCAATTCCTCATCGAGCTTACTGTAGTCTGTAACATTCAGTTTCAGGAACTTCTGAGTATAAACAGCCTGATACTGCTTATTGTCATCAGTAGTCCTTACACCAAACATACCCTTAACTCTATTGTTAGGCTGCAACTTGATGATGTTCTTCAACTCAGTGAAGTCACCTTTGAAGTAGTTCTCAATCTTGTCAAGTCTAGCCTCAGCATCTGCCAAGTTAGGTATGAACTTAACTTCCTTGGTCTTAGGATTGGTGAATGACTTGTTGGGGATGTTCAGATACTTCTTGATGAAGTCAGTCAGTTCTGCCTCACCAATATAAGCAGGTCTCATATCAGAAGTATCATACCACTTCATGTTGTCAGGAATAGGTGCAGTACCCTTAGCAGCATCAATAGGCAACCAAGTGGTCTCACCATACTTGTTGATTACCTCAACCTTGGTGTTATCCTTGTTATACCTATATGCCTTGTTGAGAAAGAAAGATACTCTGGTCAGCATCTCAATTCCATTGCACTTCTCAGGGTCAGACTTAACTACAAAGTCAATCCTAGCCTGAGCCACTTTCACCTTATTACCTTCTGGACCAACCTCAGCCTCACTCAGATAGTTAGGGGCATCATCAAGCTCTGTGTTATAGAGCTTCTCTGTCTCTTCCTTATTAGGATTGACAGCCAACACAAAGACAGGAGCTATACCAATGTACAGCTTTCTTACAACTTCTTTAGACTCACTGCCCTGTGCAAATGCCATAAAAGCTACATTATGTTCTTTCATACTTTTACTTATGTTTTATTAGTTCATAAAAGGAAGGTCACTTGAATCAGTCTCATGTTCTGTAGGAGCAAGAGGAGACTCTACTGTAGGGTCAATAGCCACAGCATCCTCAGGAGCTACTTCTACCTCAGAGGTAGTTTCTACCGCTGTCTCATCTACCTCACCACCTTCATTGTCCATAGCAGGAGGAAGGATGGTATCAGGGTACTTCAAGACATACTTGGTGAGCTTGACAGGCTTCCCATCCTTATCCAGTTTGCCAGTGTCCTCAATCACCTTTTCAACAAGGTCCTCAGTACCATAACCACCAGTCATCTTTCTGATAGGTGCTTCAAACTGTTCCTGTGCTTCCTCAATCTGATTATACTCAGCTTGAAGTGCATCAATCTTCTCCTTCAGCTTGGTCTTCTTAGTGACCATTGCATTCACATTCTGTGCAGTCCTCTTGATGGCTGCAATCTCAAATTTACTTAACTCTTTCATTTTACTTAATATATTAAGATTATTCTTCTCCCATTACCCAACCCTATAGGATTAGGTGCTGAATACAGCTTAAATATGGCATATCTTCTCTGATACCACTCAAGAGCATAGTTAGTACAATAAGCAAGAAGCTCAGGCATCTTGCCTAAGCTCATTACAAACAAAGCACTCTCTGGATATGGTTTCCATTCTCCAAACAATACTGCATGAGTAGTACACTTGCTTCACTGCTAGTCAGGCTGCCATTGCTAGCTGCGTAGCTTAACCTGATTACTTCCTCTCTGTTCATTCTCCCTCATAATATTCCTGCATCTTCTGAGCTACAATGCCCAAGTCATTAGGAATATACAGGGATTCAAACATACCCACAGGACTCTTGGCAGGATATTCACCATCATTATTGGTTACAAACTGCCTTACAGCTACTTTAGCTGTATCATCCCAGGACATCTTACCAAATAGTACAGTCTCAAACTTACCTTCTGGGGTAATGTACTCATCAACCATGTTACCAGTTGACTTGTACTTGTAAGAGATAGAGTCACCATTCTTATCCTTGTAAGTCTCAAAGTGAGCCATACAGATAATGTTCTTGTTTTCAGGTACATTATCAATCTGGTCAAAGATGAGACCCATGTTATAGCCTATCTGCTTGGGAGTGTCCCAACCACCTTTCATGGCATTCTTCATATAATAGTCCTGTGACAGATAGTTCATGTCATCAATCACTATATTCTTGAAAGGTGAGTTGATTAACAACTCTATAGCAGCAGCTACAATCTTGGCATCTTTGGTGATAATCCTGTTACCTTTACCTATAACTGAGCCTAGGTTTGCTGGAGTTACTCCCTGCATAGGTACAGGTACATAAATCTTCGATGCCCCCTTGATAGGCAGAGGCTTATTGACACAACTAAGAAGATAAGTCTCCTTAGGGTCTAAGCCCAATATACCTGCTGAGGGTACACCAACCAATGAACTGGATTTACCAAACCCAGTCTTAGCTAAAATCAATGCTTTCGCCATATTACTTTACTTAGTTTTCCTTTTTACTTGCAAAGATACTCTTGTTTAGCCATCTGTGCAAGCTATTAACTACTTTTCTTTTTTCTCTTGAGAACATCATAAATACTGGAGTAGACTTCCTCCTTATGACCTGTTCCACATACTGTAGAGCCTTCTCAATTTCCCTCTTATTGTCAGGAAGAGGTAGTTCACAGAAGCTGCTTACCTCACCATCAAAGAGCAATGGACATACCTGACCACCTGCACCATTATCCCTATCTTCAATAACTAATAGGAATCTGATGTTATTCTTGAATCTGGTTATGTCATACTTCTCATATTCAGTGAGACCATACTTGAATGGACTGAACAGACCTAATACCAGATTGGCATCCCTAGTGGTAGTCTTACAGTCAGCCAGACCATCTGATGATGGATATAACTTATTGAGCTTCTGATTCTCAATACCTTCTTGAGCTTGGGCTTGATGCTGGATAGCACAGAAATGAATATCAAACTTATCTCTGAGTTCAATGGCATACTTACTCATCTTGTCAATAGTGCCTAACTTGTTCATACCCTGCTCTTGCATAAGGTTGGAATAGTTATCAATGATTACTTCTACATACTCATCCTCATCACTATATTCAAAGTAGTCAATGACATCTACCTCCATAGGTAAGCCATTCTCATCCTTAATAGTACCTTTCTTATAATGGAACTGACCTCTTTCAAGCATAAATCCTCTGATTCTCTTATAGATACCAGTAGGATTCCTTATATCATCTATATAGATGACAGTCTCCTTGAACTTCCTTATGTACTGTTGATACCTTTCACTCTCAATGAGTTCAAGTATATGCTCAGGGCAAGGATTATCAGCATTGGTACTCTTGAAGTTAGTAGGGCTTATCCTTATGTTATCCAACCTATATAACAGGTGGCAGAGAAACTCATAGAACTTCTCTTCTTTACCCATCTCAAGAGTGAAATAGAGTACCTTGAACCTCAACTGGTCAGGATGCTCTATCATATAGAAGAAAGGTTCATAGACATACATATAGTCACTGAGCTTTGACTTACCAATCTTCTGGTTTGCAGTAACTATAGTATATCTTCTTTTCTCAATTCCTGGAAGCCAAGCCCTCAGTCTGGGGAAAGGTAATGGAATACAGTTAATCTGACCTTCCAATATCCTCTGTCTCCTGACTTTAAGCTTCTCTATTGACCTGTCAAATACATCCATATCAATTCAAGCTAGTTGTCCAATCTTGTTTAATAGAGTCAATAGCACCTGCATTCTCTATTAGAGTTGCCAAGTCAGATGTCTCATCTACATACAAGTTGCCATCTGCATCCTCCTTTTTGGCATCTTTCCATATGAAGTACTTCAATACTCTCATATAGTGATAGTTACCATTAAAGGAAGCTACATAATTTCGGGCAGCTTCAAGTATCTGTTCATCTGTAAACCTACTGCCATATCTCTTAAAGAACTTCTTTAAGCGTAGTACAGTATCTTTCTTGTTACCTCTAAAGTAGTGGCAAGTGCCTGCTTTCTTCTCTTTGGGAAATATCTCAGCCAGTTGTGTAGCTAGGTTCTCAAGTCTCTCTGATGGCTGGCTATCCTTATCAGAATCAAGGAGTATAGTGGAGGCTACATCATCCCATCTCTGAGTTATCATATACCCTCCAAACACATCCTTGACTATTATCTCCTTCTCTTCGAGACTCTTGAATAATTTAGGTATGTCAGCACCAGTCTTAATAAGAAGAATTGACAGTAGCTCTGCCAAGCTTAGCTTATTCTTCTTACAAATCGACTCATTTATGCTTATTGTCATACCTTACCTAGTTAATTCAAGAACATGGTTGTTCTCAATCAGTAAGGCATCTGTACAAGCCTTAGCTGAGTTATCACATTCTGCTGCCAACTTTCTCAAACCCTCTGCACAGAGCTTATACACTCTATTAGAGATATTGAACATCTTAGCTTTTGCTCTGCTTTCAGCAATTCTCTTGCCTACCTCAGCATCAAATGTATCAGTGGTATTACATCTGGCTTTAGCCTTGACAATGAACCTGCCATACCATTCTACATAGGGCAGCTTCTTGAACATCTTAGCATCAATACTGTTCCAAACAGGATGCTTATCCAACTGCATATTACACTCAAGAGTGCATACCACTACCTTGTTCACCTCATCCACATGAAAGTTGGACTTCTCAATTAAAACTCTGTTTCTCATATCTTTATGTCAGTTATGTTTTCAACTGTATGTATCAGCTTGGGGTTATAATCCTCAAGCATCTTAACCACTAACTCCTCTTCCCTAGTTCCCTTATAGAAAGGAATGACTATCACTGGGTTCTTATGCCTAAGTATTCTACCTAGCCTCTGCTTGATAATTATCTCTGAACTATTGAGATTGGCATATATACCTATCCTACAGTTACTAAGGTTCATACCTTCATTAAGCATATTACAGGCTGTGATATGTCTTATCTCACCTTTATTGAAGGCTTCAAGTACACTTACAGCATCCTTATTCTTACTGTTTATACAGTTCCTACCCAGTTCTCTAGTCTGGTCTATGGAGTTACAGAAAGTGAGTACTCTCTCATTCTTGAATAGAGCCAGCATACTAAGCACAACAGGCTTCTTTAGGTTTGATAACCACTTCAACCTCTGACCTGCTAAATGTAGCCACTTGTTCTTGAACAACTCATTTCTTGTCCTCATATACCTGTCTTTCCAGAAGTTTATCTCATTATCCATTTCAACACTCTTCTGGAGTTGGGTACACTCAATGGTGAGTTTGATGTTCTTGTTTCGCAAGTAGTTCCATCTATCCTTATAGTTGCAAGTCACTGAGGTCTTTGCACTGCTATGCTTCACTATCTTCTCTGTGTTATACTTGTTATCAAGAGTAAGAGGAAGGAGATATACCATAGGGTCTGGAAGGACTTCATTCTCTATAGCTTCCTTCATACCTACCTTATAGCAATACAGGTCAGGGAACATATCCTTCAAGTCATACTTGAGGTCTCTCTTGACTGTAGCTGACAACATGATTATCTTGTCATATGTCATATAGGTAAGCAGCTCTTGCACCCTAGGGGTAATGTGGTGAGCCTCATCCAATATGATGCAGTTGAAATGACCTTGCATTTTATGCAGCCCAGCATAAGTACTGAATGTAACTCTACTCAGGTACTCATCATTTCCCCACTTGACAAACTCATCCTTCCAGTTCTGTATAAGCACTATTCTAGGCACTACTATAAGAATGCTATGAGGATTGTCTCTCAAGCATAAGTCCATGCCTATCAATGACTTACCATAACCAGTTGGGAGTTCTAGGAGTACTGCCTTATTAGGCAATCTCAATATCTCTTCTCTTGTGTTATCTCTATTCATATCTACGGGGGTAAATTACTTTCTATTGCTTTTACTTTATCTATATATCTGCTATCCTCTGCATAGGGAAGCCTCTTGAGGAATCTATAATAATCTCCACCTTTGTACTTATACTCTACCATAGAGATATAAGCTACCACTGCATCAGTCCAATGCTTGAACTTGAAGTAATCCTTCTTCTTGCTATTATAAAGTCCAAAGGGGTTATTATACTTCCTGAATAACTCAGAATTGAAGTTGTTAGACTCCAATATAGCCTGTGCTGTGACTATCCTAGGATATTTGACACCATAATACTCACAAGCTGCAAGCATAGTGTTGGTATTAGCACTCCAACTCTTCATAAACTCTGAGTCATTGAGCTTTAGTTCAAACTCTATATCAGGCGGGGCTTTCCTACTCTCTATAGCCACAGCAACAGTAAGTGCTGAGAGCCAGAATAGCAGACAATAGTTAAATACTGTTTGTTTCATATCAGATTGTTTTAGTTAGTATAGCTACTATACTACCAAGAATCCTATGCAGGGTATTCTTAGGAGATAGTTCTATAATCCAATATTCATAGTCATTATGGGGCTTCCTACTGGCAAGTATAAAGAACCATATATGCTATGAATCCCATGATACCTATAATAGGAATACAATAGACCATAAAGGCTAAGAGTAGCATCCATATAGGAATATGGTGTTCATCTACCCTGTTCTTATAGTGGTATTCAGCTATGGTAGTACCCTTGAGTGACCAAATGGTCACTGCAAGGAATACTATACCTAATATAATCCATCCCATAGTTATTTACTTATGTCTTTGAATATAGTAGGTACTTGACCATAGACAGGAAGTTTACCATCCCATTTCTCAATCCACATCTTCTCCAATACTGCTGGAGTCAATGCCTGAGTTCTAAGTTCATTGGCTTCCTTCTCTGCTCTAGCCTTTACAAGGAGTTTCTCTGCCTCAGCCTTAGCTACTTCCACCTCATTCTGTACCTTCATTGCTTCCTGCACAGCCTTATTCTTGGCATCTACAGCATCAACAATGGTCTTAGGGTATTTCAATCCTGAGGTAAGCTGCTCAAGCTGGAAGTTCTCTTTAGTGAGTGACTTGCTCAGATAGGACTCAATAGCTCTCTCAATACTGTCCCTATGAGATACTATATAATCAGTACTAAAC